GAATTTGGTTGGGGTATAGGAGGTCAGGTTGTTGCCTCTGGGGTAGCTACCACTTCAGCAGTTGGTAGCGTCTCACAAACTATTACAGCAGATTTAAATGTAACAGGAGTATCTTTAACAAGTTCAGTTGGCTCCGTATCTGTAGAAGTAGCACTAGATGTAACAGCACCAGATGTTAGTCTTACAAGTTCAGTTGGCTCTGTAGTAGTAACTCACACTGGTTTAGTCGCACCTACTGGTTTAGTAGCTACAACCAGTTTAGGAACTGCAAGTGTAGATGAAAGATTTTTAGTAGGCTCTGGTTGGGGTAGATTAAGTTGGGGTAACCAAGCATGGGGTGTGGTATATGGTGTAATACCTAGTGGATTAAGTATTAACTCTTCTGTTGGCACTTCTACAATAACAGGCGATTGTAATATATCAGTTACTGGTGTATCAGTTACAAGCACAGTGGGAGCTGTAGCAGGCGTATCAACAGATATTTTAATTACACAAACTGGATTAGGATTAACCAGTTCAATAGGTACTTCTACTGTAGAAATAACTTTTGGTGCAGTAGTAACAGGTGTTTCTGCAACATCAGCAGTAGGTTCTGTAATAGTTGCACCTAAAATAGAAGTGCCAGTTACTAACTCTACCTTAACATCTTCTATTGGCACAGTTACTTTTACTATAACAGGTTCTACTTCAGTTACTGGAGTAGCTTCAACGTTCTCTGTAGGATCAATAGTTCCAGAGTCCATTTACTCTGTCACTGGTGTTGTGGCAACATCAGCTGCTGGTACTCCTACTGAAGTTACAGGTGAAGGAATTATAGATAATGTTACTGGGGTAGTGTTGACTGCTTCAACTTCTGCTTCTATAATAGTGGTGTGGTCAGAAATAGATACTGGCACACCAATAACTTGGACTGAGATTACAACAGCAGCATAAAGGAACAAAAATATGGCATCTTCATACTCATCAGATCTAAAACTAGAACTCATGGCAACTGGTGAAAACGCTGGTACATGGGGTGATAAAACAAATACAAATTTAAATTTAGTACAACAAGCAATAGGTGGTTTTGAACAAGTAACAGTTGGTGATGGAGCAACAGTGGCTCTAGCTATGTCAGACGGTGCAATCTCTAATGCTAGAAATATGGTTATAAAAATAGCTACAGTAACTTTATCTGGAGCAACTGTTTTAACAGTGCCAAATAGCATAGAAAAAATGTATATATTTGACTGTACTGCTGTGACTAATCCTACAAACTTAACAATTAAAACAGCAAGTGGGTCTGGCTTCTCTCCAGATCAAGCAAAAATTTATTTTGCATACGCAGATGGAACAAACATAGTAGAGGTATCTTTAGATACTTTGGGTGGTGCGATTGGTTCTGATAGTTTACCAACTGTGCCTATAGCTAAAGGTGGTACAGGTGCAACAAGTTTAGCATCTGCAAACATAGCGGTATTAAATGCAACTAATAATTTTGCAGACAATATATTACAAAGAGCAAAACTTAAAGATACAGCAGAAGTAGCAGTAGCTTTAGGTGATTTAGGTGGTGGAACAGATGATATAGATTTATCAACAGGTAATGTCTTTACTGCAACAGTATCAACAGGAACACAAACTTTCACTTTTTCAAACCCTAGTCCAAGTGGTAACGCTTGTACTTTTATGTTGATACTAACTAATGGTGGATCACAAACAGTAAACTTTCCAAGTTCTGTAGATTTTCCTGGTGGTTCTGCTCCAACTTTAACAGCAGCAGGAGTAGACATTTTGATGTTTACCACAGTAGATGCTGGTACAACATTTCATGGTATTTTAGCAAGTTCGGATAGTAAGTAATGGGAACATCTATTGGATCAGGAAAGTTTGGTTTCAAGCAAGCAGGTGGTGGTAAAGTAGGAACTTATTTTGGAGATGGTTCAGATGGTGCTGTAACTTTTTCTGGTAGCACTACTGATGGTATATCTGCTGGAGCAAGTTCTTATGGACTATATTCTATAGATGGTGCTGCACCAGCTGGTTATCCAGCACCTTTAGCAGGATCAAATGTATATGAATATACCGTACCAAATAAAGATGGCTCTTATGATGGAGATGCTGTAGTAAAACAATTTTCATCTTTAACTATAAATTCTGGATATGTATTAACTACTGATCAACCTTGTAGAGGTCTTTTTATAATGGTGCAAGGAGATTGTACTTTAAATGGTTCTATATCTATGACAGCAAGAGGTGCTTTTGCAAATCCTGATACACATGGAGGTAACGCTGCTGGGATTAAAATTCCAGTTAATCAAATTAGTGGTGATGCTTTAGGTGAAGATTTGTCAGGTGGTGCGATTTTTGACGGAATGGGAACTGCTGCAACTAATTTAGAAACAAGTTTTAATGATGCAGTTAGTGGACCTGGTGCTTTTTTAACTGTACCAAAAGTGGGTATGCCTGCCGATGGCACAAGAACTATAGAGCCTGGTAGTGATCAAGATATGAAAGGTTCTTTTGGTTTATCTGGTGATAACTGGACAGTAGCAGGCTCTTGGGGAGCTAGACCAACTAATACAGGAAAAACTGGTGAGGGTGGTTCAGGTAGAAATAGAACAGGTGCAACACCTGGTATAGCAGGTTCAGTTTTTTCTGGAGGACCTGGTGGTGGTGGTTCTTATTTTGGATCAGGATTTGAAGGACAAGATTATGGTGGTGCCGGTGGTCCTAATGCTGCTGGAGGAGATTGGGCAGCTTGTGGAGGAGCAGGTAATCCTGGTGGTGGAAATAGTTTTGGTTCTGGTAGAGGTGGAGATGGCACTGGAGGTTTATTAATATTATTAGTAGGTGGTAATCTTACCATTGGTGCAAGTGGAGGTCTTTATGCTAAAGGAGTGGGCGGAGGCACTAGACTATCTTCAGGACAACAAGTTCCTGGGTCAGGTTCAGGTGGTGGAGCCATAATATGTGCATATGCTGGTACTTTAAGTAATAGTGGTACAATTAATGTAGATGGAGGTATAATATCTACTGCTGATAATAGTGACAATACAAGTTATCCTTGCCCTCAAGGTGGTGCAGGTTCTTATCAATTAATTAATTTAGCGTAGGAGAAATTATGAGATATGTAAAAGTAGAAGATGGTAAAGTTACAAAAACTATAGATAACCTAGGCAAAGAATATCCAACTACTTGTTTTCCGATAGGTGGACCTAATTCTGATTGGCTGTCAGGTGAAAAGTTAGTGGTTGTAACAGAAGTAAAGTTTAGTGACTCTAGAGATAAAGTTGAAAACGTAGATCCATTTTTAGAAGACGGTAAATGGTATACACAAAAAGTAACACCTTATGTAGCACCAACTATTACTACAGACGAAAAATGGGAAATGATTAGAAACGATAGAAACGATAGGTTGCGTAGATGTGATTATATTTTTGTTGATGACGCACCTAGCTCTGTTACATCTAAATTAGATGATTGGAAAACATACAGACAAGCACTGAGAGATATAACAACACAATCAGATCCAGATAAAATTACCTGGCCTTCAGAACCAAGTTAATAGGAAATAAACATGCCACTTAGGGAAGTTCAAATAGCACCTGGCATAAACAAACAGGTCACACCGACAGGTGCTGAAGGTAAGTGGATAGATTGTGATAATGTTCGTTTTCGTTATGGTTATCCAGAAAAGATAGGTGGTTGGGAACAAGTTACCACTAAAACTTTAGTTGGTGTTACTAGAGCTATGCACATTTGGGCAGATAAATTAGGTCGTAGGTTTATAGCTTTGGGTACTAATAAAGCCTTATTTATTTACTATGATGGTGCTTATTATGATGTTACACCTCTAGACACAGCGATAACCTCTTGCACTTTTACCTCAGCTAATGGATCAGCCACTGTAACAGTTAATAAAGCAGGACATGGTTTAGTAGAGGGAGATTTATTTTTATTTAGTAGTGTGACACTACCAGGAGGAGGAGCCACTGGTTTTACCACCAGTGATTTTACAACAAATACTTTTCAAGTGGTTACTGCTGAATCAGATACTTTTACAGTAACTATGGCAAGTAATGAATCAGGAACAGGAATGACTGCTGCTGGTTCAGTTACTGTAACACCTTACTTTGACATAGGTGACGCATTACAAGTTGCTGGTTATGGTTGGGGTACAGGTAGATATGGTGGTGAGGCTTTCCCTTTATCGACTAGCACTTTGAACGGTGCCTTGTTAAATGACTCAAATGGAACTGGTGGATCAGGTACAACAATAGCTTTAGCTTCTACTGCTAACTTTGTAGCAACAGGTGGCACAATAAAAGTAGATAACGAATTAATAACTTACACTGGTGTAAGTGGTAGTAATTTAACAGGAATATCAAGAGGAGCATCTGGCACCGCAACAGCTGCTCATAGTGATGCAACCACTGTAGAAGAAGCTTCAGATTATTTTGGTTGGGGTGATGCAACTAATCAAGCTGTTACCGTTTTAGAGCCTGGCAATTGGTCATTAGATAATTTTGGCGAAGTGCTTATAGGAACTGTAAGAAATAACAAATCATTTCAATGGAGTCCAGGTACTGCATCTCCACTTACAACAAGAGCTACAGTTATATCTAATGCACCAGAAAAAAGTGTTATGACCTTAGTATCTGATAGAGATAGGCATTTAATTCATTTAGGAACAGAACCCACTATAGCAAGTGGCACACAAGATAAAATGTTTATTCGTTTTTCTGATCAAGAAAGTTTAACAGATTATACACCAACTTCAACGAACACAGCAGGTACTTTTAGAATAGATAATGGCACCAAAATAGTAGGTGGAGTAAACGCTGGATCATATAATTTAATATTGACTGATACATCTGCTTACACTATGAGATTTATAGGCCCTCCTTTTACTTTTGGTATAGAACAAGCTGGAGCTAACTGTGGGTTAATATCACAACATGGTATAGTTGCTGTAAATGGTGTTGTGTATTGGATGGGTCAAGCAGGTGGTTTTTATTTATATGATGGTACAGTAAAAAAAATAGCTTGTTCAGTAGAGGATTTTGTTTTTACAACCACTGATACTGGAGATTTAGGATTAAACTTTGATTCTTCTGATGTAATATTTGCTGGTTATAACTCTTTATTTGGAGAGATAAATTGGTTTTATCCACAGGCAACTTCAAATCAAATAGACAGAGTGGTGACATATAATTACCTTGAAGGAGTTTGGACTATTGGTTCATTAGCAAGAACGACATATTATGATAAAACAATATTTGACAATCCATATGCTACTTCATTTGAAAACACTACTGTGCCAAGTTTTCCAACCATACAAGGTGTAACTAATGTAAATGGAGCTACTATTTTGTATGCACACGAAAAAGGTAATAATCAAGTAAACAACACTGCCACTACACCTATAATAGGCAGTATACAAAGTGGTGATTTTGAAGTAGATGATCCTAAGTTAGGAACAGGAGAGTTTTTTATTAAAGTAAGAAGATTCGTGCCAGACTTTAGAGCCTTAAATGGTAATGCACAAGTAACCATAAATCTTAAAGATTTTCCTAGTGATACGGAAGTTAGTAGTAGTTTAGGACCTTTTACTGTGTCTCCCACTACTCAAAAAGTAGACACGAGAGCTAGAGGAAGAGCTGCTAATTTAAAAATAGAAAATACCTCTACAGATGAAACGTGGCGATATGGCACATTTAAAGCTGACACACAAATAGATGGCAGGCGTTAATGAATGGACATAAAAAATATTGTAAGTATAGATAATGAAAATATATGGAAAAGTGACCATACATCTAATCCTTATGCTATGGTATTAAATGCTAAAAAAATATGGAAATTTACCAAACATGAATGGCCTGAGCAGTATAAATTTTATTCTGAAATGATAAAGGAAAATGCTGTAGATTTTAAATGGGGATTACATAAACAAAAATCATTTAAAATATTAAATATAAAAGAATACTGTTATTTTATGGCACCGCCTGATATAATATATAGAGCAGTGAGAAAAGAAGATGACAAAAAAAATAAAAGATCCAAAAAAAGGAACAGGTAAAAAACCCAGAGGCACAGGTCGTAGATTATATACAGATGAGAATCCTAAAGATACTGTAAGAATTAAGTTTGCTACTCCTCAAGATGCTAGAGCTACTGTAGCTAAAGTAAAAAAAATTTCCAAACCTTACGCAAGAAAAATACAAATATTAACCGTTATGGAACAACGTGCAAAAGTTATGGGAAAAACACAAGTGGTGTCTATTGCAAAAAAAGGTAAAGAAGCTATTAAAAGACAATTTAAAAAAGTTTAACGTGCAGATTAAATTAGATAACAATAATTATGAAGACACATTACATTTACAAAGAAAATATCCTACTGTTGTAGTAGACGAGTTTTTTACAAAACCAGATGTAATTAGAGAATATGCTTTATCTTTACCATATAAAAAAGCAGAAGATGGAAGATGGCCTGGTAAAAGATCCCCAATGTTACATACGCTAAATGAAAAACTTGTTTACTCTATAGCAAAAAAAATACTTAGTGTTTATTATGATTTAAGCACTGAACTATATTGGCACAGTATACAAATGGCTTTTCAAAAAATAAAACCATATTCAAAATTTAAGAATAGCAATTTAAATAAGGGTTGGACACCAAGAGTTGAAATAGATACAGGTACTTCAATATTTAAAATTAAAAAAAAATATATTGATTACGATATAAAAAAAAAACAAAATGCAAAAGACAATTTATATAAACATGGCTCATGTAATACAAAAGCATATGACGAAGAAATAAATAGTTTATACAGCAAATTTAATAAAGTTACTGAGGTGAAAAACCTTTACAATAGATGTATTCTTTATGATGCCCACGAGTATCACACAGGCACTAATTATTTTACTAGTGATCATGAAAGATTATCATTAGTTTTTTTCTTTACTAATTTAACCTCAAGCATACCGCCAAAGGATAGAATTATGTACTTTGACAAAGAAATAGAGTTCGATATAATGAATTGTAAAAAATATGGCAAAGATAGTAACAAATATACCTGATCCAAAAACAGAGTACAGTGTTGAAAACCAAAGGTTGATTAATTTAGCATTAAATCAAATAATATCTAAATTAAATACTTCCTATCAAGAAGACTTAAAATCAGAACAACAAGCATTTGAGTATTTTTTATCGTGACTATAAGATATAAAAATCAGGGGTTTAAACAAACTGATACTAGCAAAACTACAGTATTTACTTGTCCTAGTGATGCAACAGTTATAGTTAAAAGTGTTTATTGTGCAAACAATGATGCCTCATCAGCTATTTTAGTAAATATGAATTTTGTTGATTCATCTGATTCAAACACTGAATATGAATTTTTTAGAGATGATGTTGCAGCTAAATCGCAAGTAAATGCAACACCTCAAGGATTGAATTTAGAAGCAGGAGATGCTATAACTGTGCAATCAGCAACAGGGAGTGGTAAGATACAAGGATTAATAAGTTATGCTCTTATAGATAGATTTTTGCAGAATGGCTAATGCAAATCCATCAAGCTATTTATAAAGTAGAAAAAACTTTATCATTAAAATACTGTAAAGAATTAGTTGAATTTATAGACATCAAAGCTGTAACAAAAGCAAAAGTATTAATTGGTGGTAAAAATGTAGAGGACACTAAACAAAGAAATGTTTTTGATTATGGCTTGGATAAAGACAATAAAGAAGATGTAGAACATGGCAAAGTTTTAATGCAAAAAATGAAAGAAGCCTTAGATCAGTATGTGCAAACTTTTACTTATCTCAGAGAGGCTTCTCCACAAACAATAAACTTACTTAAATACACGAAAGGTAATTTTTACAGACCTCACATTGATGCGTTTCATACAGTAAATAGACAACTATCTTTTATTTTTTGTTTAAATGAAGACTACATTGGAGGTGAACTATATTTTTATCACCCTACTACAAGAAAACCTTACTCACAAGCTAACTTAAAAACAGGTGATTTGATGATATTTCCAAGTAATTTTTTATATCCTCATCAGGTTACTCCAGTTACAAAGGGTGTCCGATATAGTGTCGTTGCTTGGTATAGTTAATTATTAGTTGACATCACATCTAGATGTGCTAATATTAAAATAACAAAGGAGAAAATAATGAATAAAAAACAGTATTTAGAATCAAGAACTAGAAATGGCAGAGAAACATGGAATTTATCTGTAAAAGAAATCAAAAGCTATCTTGAGGAACATAATCCGAAAATTTTGATTAAATGTGGTGTATATGAATATACCTCTGATTTAGCTTCCTTAGTTTATCGCATAGGAAGTGCAAGACATATTAAAGAAGTTTTTAATGGGTACATGAACACTTATGTAAATGATGTTTTTTGGACTAGAGAAGCTACTGGGTGGACTGATGGTCATGAAGTAGCAGATTATGATGATACAGAGTGTATTAAAATAGAACAATCTTACTGGTTACAATAACTATTGCTATATATGAGACAAGATGATATCATTTAGTTGTTTTTATTCAAAACTTCTCCAATTCAACCCTAACTAATCAGTTAGGGTTTTTTTGTTGCTCTGTCTTGTTTTTTATGCGATTATATGTGCTATGAAAAAAATACAATGCACCACTGAAGAAGTTTACAGAAATAAAAAAAATAACATGATTTATGCTACAAAAGAAGATGCAGAGCACGATGTTAATAATCCAAACACAGATACAAAACAAGAGGATATTGTTACAG